CCAGCCCAAAGATCGAATGGGTTCATAGCATCTTCATCAGCAAACTGAGGATTCATAGCCTCGTTAAGCTTATCAAAGATCTTCTTGCCGTACTTGAACAAAAACACCTTGCCTTCGTTCTCAGGATTTTGCTGATCAGTAATGATAAGCACATTTGAAATGAATGATAGCTTACGCTTACGTTCACGTGCAATGTTCTTATCTGACTCGATACCACTATTCCAAAGTTCGCTGTTGGCTTCACAAACAGGGCACTTGTGAGTAGAACCCTTAGAAGTAGGACAGTTCTCGATCAACCAAGAACCAGTCGGACCCTTAAAGCCATGATTGAACATGCGAATGAAAGGCATATCTTCCTCACCAGGAGCTGGAAGGAAACGAATTACTGCATACCCATTACCTGCCTTATCGACGTTTGGATACCAGAGCCTGTCATCTTTGGAATTATCGAATTGACCGCCTGAAATCTTAGTGAGTTCAGCGGTAAGAGCTTCGAGTGACTTCTTACCTGAGTTAGCCTTAAGCTTTGCAAAATCTACCATGTTTATTCTCCGTATTGTTAATATTGATAATATTTTTTGTATGAAGAGCGAATCAAAGAAACGCTCCAACATTATTTAGTATACTACTACGAGCCGAATTTGTCAAGTACAATATTTTTTACTTTTTCTCGATCGTAAGTTAGAAACGGTCGATACTTCATAATCTTGTTCAAGACGTCTTGGATCGTAGGGTCATATTCAAATCTCTTCGACCAGTAGGATGCACATCTTACTAAGTCAACGAGTATCACTAACGTTTCGAGGCTGATCTCTTTACGAATATAGAGCTTCAAAATGTAGGGATGGGTTCGGTCTTCAGCTTTGAAGTTAGAATCGAAGTCTTCATTAAGCTTGGACAATTCTTCTTGGAAAAGGTATACGAGCGACTGCTGACGCTTTGACCAACCTTTATACACTTCCTCAGAGCTAGGAGAAAATGCAATTTCTTTTATCCATAATTTCGGGTTTTCGACCAAATTAGATAAGATATAGTTTCTCGGATCAGGGTGTTTAGCCACCTTCATAAAGTATAGCTTATCTTTTCTAACATCGAAAGAATCGAAAGATAGCTTGCTCTTGCCGTTGTATTTGTGGTAATTGTATGATGGTTTAGTGAAGTGGTTCTTGAGAGCCACATACTCTTTATAGCACTCAAAAGCTGACATCATACCTTTACTTTGTTGTAGTACTCTGCGAAGAAATTACCAAGCTCTTTATCCATCAGGTGACCAGCGCCATTGCATGAAATATATGTTAGATACAGCTGCCAAATTTGCTTATCGAGCTGATCAAAGGTTTCGTACTTGGTACTCACCTTACCTTCTAAAACAGTGTAACCTTTTTCTTCGATATAATCAATCAGGTCTGATTCATCAAAGTCATCGAGGTTAACATCAACATCAACCTCTACACATGCTGTTCTTGTTGGACTACGGTATCCCATCACTTATTCCTTTCATAACTTAGATAGCGGATATATAAACCCTTTTCACGCCCATGGGCTTCTATCTCCCATGGAAAATCCCAGTAATCTACTTTATCTGGATCAATTATCTCTGTCTTCCATTTACTTTTATTTGATTTAACATAATCTTTCAACTCACCTTTGGCATACTGTTTAACATGAACCATTTCATGCGCTAGTGCAAGAAGCATGTTACGTTTACCTAATGCAGGGTCAACAGTTATGGTAAATTCTTTACCTCTGTGACTTTGGTCTTCCCATTCACAGAAAGCATATTCGTTTTTCTTTGATAAAGATTTATCGAAGTTGAGAGTTACGTCTACACGGTGATATAATATTTCACCTAGAAGTTGTCTTCCATAAAATTTTATTGCTTCTTTACAAAGCTTTAATCCAACCTTAGATGGTTTACCGACTGTCTTGAGGTACATCTTAGTCTCCTCATTATTGGTGTTCCCATTCTATTTATTTCTTCATATACGAATACTGTAAACCTGTCAAGACTGATTTGATTGGTAGCATTTTTTCTAGCTTTTCCAATGCTGGCTTAACAGTAAGCTGGCCTTCTTCTTCGTAATCATAATTCGAGAAGATAATTACACCATTATCCTTTAAAAGATGATATGCACACAATCCATCGATGATAACAATATCTGTTTTATGGCATCCATCAACGTATATGAAATCGTATTTTTTCTCAATATTTAAAAGCATCGGAAGATACACTCGACTATCACCAGCCCACATCTTCATCTTTTCTGGATTTTTAGCAATAGCAATATTCTTTACAAAAGCTTCGTACAGCTTTGTATCTTCCAAAAATGAGTCGATTGCATCCATACGACTGTCAATATTAAGCAACATGTTATCAAGAATCCAACATGTAGATCTACCTTCATACGTACCAATTTCAAGAACATCAATTTTATCTTCAAAATTAATATTGGCTATCTTGAAAGTTTCAAGCCAGTGTGGAATATGCTCGGTAAACCAATCAGTCGTAAATTTATATTCTGCGATTGGAGGCAACGAAACACGATCTAGTACACCCTTAAGAAACTTAGGAAAGTACTGACGATTGGTTGTATCAGGCTGATCGAAATTGAAAGACTTACGATGAGTACCAATCTCAGAAATTACGAATGAAGGGTCGACTGTCTTCAACTTCATGTTAAATTTGTTCTTGAGACCAAGCAATCCATCGATAGGCATCAGGATCATCTTGATACGATCAAGCTCTGCAAGAAGCATCGCAGCAGTATTCGGTGTAATCATATATGCATGAGCACCATTGTAATGATTTACATCGTAATAGTCAACTTCTTCGTCAATAGGAAACTCGTAGTGAGATCTATGGAACATACGTGGACCGAGGAAGAGAATTTCTCCATCAGCAACAGTAAGCTTGCTGTAGTCGCCCATAACTACGCAGTCATGTTCAAGCACAACACCAATCTCACCAGAGCTTGCGATTGATTTCCAAATTTCAATATGTCCAACAGTTCCACAATACTCTGATGCATAATCGATTGTGTTAATCTTCAATCCAGTCTTGCGAGTCAGTTCTCTATTTTGTAGACCACACAACCCTTCACACATTTCGAAATCAAGATCGAATTTCGAAACTGTATTTCGACAGTCTGCAGCATATTCAATAGACAATGGACGATCAATGTAAAGTATGTATGTTTTCATATCGGTAACCTCGCACCACGTTTCAAAATATTTAAATTCTCAGCTTCGACTTGGATCTTACCTTTAATAGCTGGATCTTTCCTTATCAAGGAAGCAGCATATTCAACTTCTAATTTGTTTTTTTCACACCACATAACTACAGCGTCGATGTAATCCATATTCTTGGTACGGCGAATCTTTTCTATGTCTTCAATAAATGAGCTATTCACTTGTATCATGTTCATAACCTTTGATCAGCCTAAACCCATAATGGATCATGTCGCTAGAAACTAACGTGCAAAAAACTATACCTGCTAATTCCCAAAAGTTAGGGAATTTAGTCAGGTATATGACTCCATAAAAAACAAATTGAGATAAAACTATTAAGAGAACACCAACAGGAATGTCTTTGACGATCTTCACTTCTTTCATGATATCCTCTAAAGATTAAGAATGGCTGGATAAACCACCAGCCATTCTATTTGGATTAGAACTTGTAGTTCACACCAAGAGTAAAGCGATTGTCTTCGACCTTAAACTTTTCGTCAAGAGAATCGATATAACGATAGCGAGCATCGACATCAAAGTTACGAGCAAAGTCGTACTTTACGCCAGCGCCTACGTTATACAAAGCATGATTTTTCTTTGTAGAACTCCAATCATAACCAACACCACCAAGAACATAGGCAGTTACATCCATGCCTGGGATCTTGTACTGTGGAATTGCATTAACGAATAGTTCGTTCTGCATTTCATGCTTACCCTTAATCTTATCCTTCTGATATCCGAAATCATATGCAGCTTCTACTGCAAGATATGGAAGGACATTTGTTCCAACTGAAATACCACCAGAGTATACTGTTTGTTCAGCGGTATCTACACCAACATTGACACCAACATAGTTATTAAGCTGAGTGAACAATGGAGCTGGAGGAGTTGGAATCTTCTTGCTAGGAAGATCCGCCGCAACAGCAGAACTTACTGCAGCAACAAGAATAGCAAGAGTTGTGAATGTACGCTTCATATTTTTTCCTTTTCGTTTGTTAAACACACATAATATGGCGGTCTCTGAAGGATTCGAACCCTCGACCCACGGAGTAGAAATCCGTTGCTCTATCCAGCTGAGCTAAGAGACCTTAGATAGAATGAGGGGATTCTGTTTCCAAGCTCCCCTCCAGCTCATGTTAGGCTGCTAGAGCCAAACGAGATGCATTGTTATCGTTTGCATTTACGAGTTTACTTAGTCTAATCGTAACTTTACTACAACCCATCGAGCCTAT